GAAAGATAAAAACCAGTAGGCCCCGTTGCTCCTGTCTGTTGCCAGCGGCTGTATGTTCCAGCGCCCCTATTAATCTGCAATCTGGTCGCAGTGTTTGTTCCGTCAGGCGCTATACCCGCATCGTTAGTGGCCGTTGGGACACTCCCGCCAGATGTATCTCCACTCCAAGGAGCAGTAGCTATTGTCTGCGACTGCAACAGCAAATTTGCAGGTGCGTAAGTGATCTTCCCCGTGCTGTCGACCAGCGTGGCGTTCGTGCCGCGTGAGAAGGTGATGCGGGGATCTAATACTGGGTTTGTGAAGTCGAGCAGCATCGTCGCGCCGCTAAAGGGACTCAATGCCCCAATAGCGCGAGGTAGGCGATTTATATGCCCAGCGCCGCGTCCACCCCAGTGAATAGACATTAGATACCGTAACCTTCAGTGAAGAAGATGCGACCAGATACGCCAGCAGCAATCGCAGCAATGTAAAGCAAGCCACCCTGATCAGGGCTTAACGTCAGCACTTCATGAACGCCAGGGCCAACCGGAAGGCTGTTCGCCGTGGCTGCAGTGACAGTCACATCACCCCAGTTAATCCAAACTGTGGCCGTGCCGTTGTTCATGATGCGAACGGTCATCGGTGCATTGCAATTGCCAACCAAGACACGCTGAGACGTTGCGGAAACGTCAATGCTGACAGTCTTGTTTTGTGCAGGAGAGAAGGAACGGGTCATTTAAAAACTCCTTGGAAGGACACTTATCACATTCAGAAACCTACGTCACCACTTTACGGCGTTACTCCAAAACGCCGCGCTCATTTTGCCCTTGGCGATGTTCTTTGCGTGCCGAGATTTAAAGGATGCGCGTTTCTGTTTCATGGCTTCGGATTCGCCCTTCTTAGGCTTTCCGGCAGTCTTCGCGCCCTGCTCACCAAAGCGGATCGTCTTCACCTTATCGCCTTCCTTGGCAACAACGATATGCGACTTCTTCGGGTGATCAGGCGTGCGCTTGGGCTTGTTATAGCCGCTCACACCAGCACGGGCGAGGCGCGAATCCTTTTTCAATTAGCCGACTTTCCAGACAGCGCCATCGCTATAAACGGGAACCTTGTTAGATCCGCCACCAGCAACAGTCGCTCCAAAGGTAGCCGTGCTGCCATCAGTGATGAATGCACGCCCACCAGTCAGGCCAACAGCACTAGGAAGCTGCGCAAAGGTCGATGGCTGTGTCTGAACGGAGTTGCAAACAACGCCATCCATGTTGGCTTCGATATATTCAATCAGCGTTGTGATTGATGCGCGGCGGCTATCACCCTGATCGGGAACCCATAGAACGACATTGTTGCCGCCTGATACCTGCGTGATTAGCGGAAGCTGATTAATAACCGGCATTGATTAACTCCATTCAATAGGGCCATCAGGCCCAGCATCAACAGGATCGACAGGAGGATAGACATAAGGGTCATCCCAGCGCCAAGGCTTGTTGCCCTGTCCAATCGGCATCGTTTCGGGAAACTGTTTCTCAAGCGGGAATGCAGCGCGTTGCATCAGCACATTATAGGCATTCTTCGCAAGAACCTTGGTGTCAGGCGATACGGTCTTACCATAACCTGGAGCAATGCGAACAGCGAGGTTGGTGATTACCGCTTCCCATGCGCTGTCAGGCGTGCCGGTCTCTGTGTCTAGATCGCTGTCTTGTGGGCTGCTAGCGATAGGATAGCCAAGACGGATGCCTTGCGCGTTCCATTCCATCATCATGGCGTCCAAGCGTCGGAGAGCGCCCTCAAGCTGTTCAGGCGAGAGATCGAAGACGTAATCTGCTAGCCCTATTTCCTCAAAGGCAGCAGTGACGAATTGACGCTTGGTGTAGGACACGACTAGCTCTCCAGCTTTGCAGCGATGCGCTCAGCAAGCTTCTTATCAGATGTTCGCGCATTAAACGAGACGCCAAGTTCCTTTGCTTTGGTTTCCAGTTCATCGCGGGTCGGATCTGAAACTTCGTCGATAGCGTCATCAAACGCTTCAGCGGCTTCGATAACCTTTGCAGCTTTCTTAACCGCAGCGGCTTCTTCATAAGATGCGAACCAGCCTTTGGCGATCAACGCATCAAATTCTGCCTTATCAGCAGCGCCTTCGGTGTCATATGTTCCGCCACCGGGCTTTCTGAATGGGCCGGGCGTGCGATACATGATCGTCGGAAAGTCGGTCATTTCTTCTTACCTTTTTTGGCGGTCTTTGCAGATGCCGCAAATGCTGCCTTCGTTGGCGCACCTTTGGTTCCGGGCTTTCTCATGCGTTCAGGCGTTTCACCAGCAGCCTTCTGCCGCTCGATGCGCTTCCGCTTCGCATTGATGTTTGCGTAGAGACCTGGCTTCATTTCTTTTTCCGCTTCGGAGCCTTGCTGGGCTTGCCTGCTTTCATTGCGGCATCGCGTGCAACGTTAAGAGCAATGGCGATGGCCTGCTTTTTCGGGCGTCCAGCCTTTTCTTCCATCTTGATGTTCTTGCCGATGCTCGACCGGCTGTAACCTTTTTTCAACGGCATCTCATTTGCTCCTTAAGGAAAGTCGGGGAGAGTGACTTCCAAACCCTCCCCGACCTATCATTAGACCTGATTGAAAATCAGAACACCGCACTGTTCGGGGTTCGTCATCACAACGCCGTAGAGCGTATCCAGCGTGTAAAGCGTCTGGAAGGTCAACGGGTCAAACCGCTTGGTCATGACCAGTTCGATGCCCTGATCGGTCGATGCACGCAGAACGTCTGCGCCAGCGCCATCAGGAACAGCATAACGGCCAGGAAGCAGTTCGATGCTGTCTTTACGCCAGAACGGGTTGATGCTGGTCGCACGGTTGTTCAGCAGGTTGATTGCTGCCGTTGCCGAGGTCGAAGCAACAAACACGTTCTGATACTGAAGTTCAGCATCAGTCGGTGAGGAGTTCGCACCGATCATCGGGGGGCTGATAACCATCGAGGTGCCATCAACAACCGAGATAACGCGGAAGGTCTTAAGCTGACCCGTGCTGCGCTTGGTGATCTGATGGACAGCCTGAATGCCGTCAATCGTGAACATATCGCCTGCAGTGATGCCGGTTGTCGAAGAGACAGTGACAGTCTGATAGCGGTTGTCAACGTTGAGGACGCCAGCGGTTGCAGTCGTTGTTGCACGCGGAACAAAGCGAACCTGAGCGCCGTTGGTGGCGATGGTACGGCTTGCCGAAGCAGCAACGCAACGGTTGGCATAATCAAGCTTGTAGGTCTCGAAGCCAGCGACGGGGCCGACATACGAACGCTCGTAAGCATTAGCCGACTTGTTGCCGGTGAACGAACGAGTCGATGCAGCCAAGTTGCCAGCCATGCCGTTGTAATCGCGGCTCGACAGTGCGAGATAGCGATCTTCCGACATTACGCCCTGTTCGTTCATGATGCTATCGCACAGAGCAATGTCATCATAATCGCCAGGAGCGCCGACGATGGGAACGACCAGCGTACCCTGTGCCGAAGCAACGTCCATAACCGAAAGGTTAATGTCCGAAGCAAGCTTCTGCTTTGCAGCATCGCCCAGACGGCCTTCCTGAAGCGCATCGCGCAACTGGAGCGAGTTCATCTGCCAAGCAGAGCACTTGCTAAAGCCAAGGGTCGAAGGAACCGAAAGCTGCGTCATCGTCGAAACGTTCGAAGCAATGGTGCTGCCGACAGTACGGTTAAACGACTCAGCGATGTAGGGCATCGGACGCCAGATGGTGTCACGTGCGCGTTCCATCGTCACGCCGTTGGTGTTGTAGATGCTGATGTTCTTCGAGAGAATCAGCGCATCATTGAAGCCTTCGAGGATGTCCTCAAACGCAACAATTTCCTCTTTAGAAAAAGCGTTCATTGAAAATTACTCCAAATCAGTTTCGTTTGCTTCGCTTGTAAGCCATGACCTTGGACATATCGCCGGTCTTCAAAGCTTCTTCGCGCAAGCGGTCTAGGACGGAATCCACACTGCCTGAGATCCGACCACCGCCACTGGTGATGGTGCGTTCAGGTGATGCGGCTGCTTTACGGTTTGTCACTTTCAACTGAGTCTCCAGTTTCGCTACCGCAAAGGCGAACTTTACGGGGTCAGTAATGGAAGAAAGTTCCTTGGCCTTAGCTGCGTTCTTGCCAATTGCGTAAACGAGCAAAGCTGGATTGTCGGAGCCTTGAAGCACAATCCCCTGCTGCGTGACACTGAAGGTATCCAGAGCCGTAGCTTCTGCATCTTCATAATCGCGCACCCTGAGAGTGGCTTTGGCCTTTTCATAGTCTTCAAGCTTCTTCTGCCAGGCTGCGGACTCTGCCTCTTGGGCTTCTCGCTGGCTGGCTTCAGCTTGATCGGCTTCGCGCTTGCGCTCATACCAATTAGCTATTTCTTGCTCAAAAACATCTGAATCGTAATCGCACCCTTCGAGCGTAGGCTTTGCACCCAATACGACCGGCTTGTTCTCAGTCGCACTTGTGGTCAGCTTGGCTTCGAGTTCACGGATACGCTTATCCTTTTCCCGATTTGCCTTTCGCAATTCGCGCACCCATGCAGGCGCTTTGGTTTCTTCCTGTTGAGGCGGCGCTTCCTCACCAATGGAAATTATGACTTCATCTTCATCTTCAGTCTCAACATCGTCAGCGGCGGTATCGGTCTCACCAGCGTCAAATGTTTCCTGTTCAATTTCGATGACTTCATCAATCTCCGTGTCTGCCATATTCATAAGTTACCCCATTAACTCATCCGAATTGCGCGGCGGATGGAACCGCATTCATTTGTGGCTGGAGTGCAGCCCCAATCTTTTCAGCAGTCTCGATAGCCGACTTGCGTTGGTCAATGTCGATGTTCGAGATCGTCTCTGCTGTCTTGGCGCGGGTTTCTTCCGTGCGTGCCAAGCTATATTCTGTGTCGGCCTGTGCCTTCCGTGCCAAAGCCTGTGCCTTTTCAGCCTCGGCCATCAGGAACATTGACTGCGGGTCAGGCTGTTGTCCCTGGGCCATCATGGCTTCCATCATCTGCTGCTGTTCTTCTTCGGTGGGCTTTACAACGCCCATCTGAACAAGCTTCTTGCGGAAGAAGTCCTTAATGTCAGCGATGCCTTCACCATCCATGTTCATAATCGCCATGGACTGAAGGATCATCTGTGTTTCAGGATCTGATGTTACCTGCATCATGCCAGTCAGCGAACGAACAGTGGCTTCGCGGCGGCTGGTGAACGATGGGCCAACGTCTACCGATACGTCAAAGTTAGCGCGGCTTAGATCATTCTCATAAACCAATTCGCCAGTTTCAGCTTCAATGGTCGGCTTCATCATCTCGATGGATTCAACTTGTTCCATCGCGCCGATTGACTTCATCTTACGCCCTTCTTCGACGTAAATATCTTTTGCCATTGACAGCCATATCTCACCGCAGCGGCGCATAGCCTTTGCCATGTTGGTCATGTAGATGAATGACTGCATGTCCAGGCGGGTCTGGATC